GAAATAGTATCTGTAACTGCAATGTATCCTAAATTACTGTCTAATTGTAATGTATCTTTGTATACGTTAACTGAATAGTAATTTTTGAGAATTTCAGCAGTATCGACTGTGCTAGGCACGTCCACATAAATTGGAACTTCTTTGTATATAGTTTCTCCTTTGCGATATACAGTTTGTTTAACATCATGATAAACGGTATCTACATGCTTTTTAATTACTACATAATTTTTACCGTCAATGTTAATTGTGTCTCCGACATTGCCTGAGCCACACTCTCGCTGAAAAAGAATAATAGCAATTAAGATTAGTACTACAACGTAGAGAAAATACTTTTGAAGTGTTTTCATTTTAAATAAATATTAAAATGTATATGTTATGTAATTTGTGCAGGACTAGATGGTGAAACTGTAGCGCCAGTAACCGGAGCTGGGCCGCCGCCGCCACCTGCAATTGTTTGTCCAGGCGGAACAATTATTGTTGCCGATTTAATGTATCGATCAATAGCTTCTGCTAATTTTTGTGACAATTCAAGTTGCGATTGTTCCAATGTAGAATTTTCATTGTTTGATAACGATCGCAACGCATCAAGAATATCTAATTGAAGTACTTGTGGTATTAGTGGCATGACTATATTATTTTTTATCTTTTACAGGTCCTCCTACAACCCATGCGTCGCAAGTTCTAGAAGCTGCACATTTAAATTTTAAAAACGTGCAATATCCTAACTTACCAGCTTCAATTGTGTCCCAGGCTTCATTGGACCCATCTTCTTTCGGATCGACTTCAGGCTTTTCTACAGGCTGCTTAGCTACAGCTTCTTCTCCTTCAGTAATAGCATCTGGTTGATTTGGCTCTACATACTTTTCCCCTGATGCAATTCCTTTTTCCAGACAATTAAGCATTTTCGTAGTAATGTTAAATGCAGCGCAATTTCCGCAGCGAGATGATTTCGCTTCTTCCATTGTATCCAATTTCCATTTCAATTGCTTTTCTTCCCAAAATTTAATGTTTGGATTGTTCGGGTTGAGTGGACCATACCCATATCGATCGATTGCAATTTGACGGTTTTTAAGATTTACTCCGATATCTTGCGTTGCAACCGGACATTTGAATTCTGCTTCTGCTTCTTTAATTAATTGTTGAAGTTTAATCATTTTCTATGTACGGTTTTAGTAAATTCAGAAATTGATTTTTTCAATACAGATTCAAAAAGTTTCGTTTCTAAATTTTTATTTTGTTTTGATTCTTTAACGTCTGTCGTGTTAGGCGCTATTAAGTTAACTTTGCCCGCCGTCATTTCTTTGCCCCATTCAGTTGAATTACTTACTCCAGGTTGCGGCATTGAATCTCTAGATGGAGCCCATTCTTCAGGTTTTGAAGAACTAATCATTGTTTCTACATTTTTTGCAATTTCATTGGCAATTGCTTCGTCAGAATCAAATCCATTTGCATTCCAAACTTTACGAGCTTTATCAGTTAACTCATCACTTACATATTTTTTAACTTGCTCTGGAGTATAGTCTAATAAATTACCAGCCGTTAAATTTGCAGAAATAGTTTTAGTTTCTCCTGAATCGACTGCAATCGCAGTATGAACAGCTTTTAATATATCTTTAGCATCAAATGTACCCGCTACATTTAACGCCGGTATTTTCGCGTTTGGATTAGCTGCGTACACTTGAGACCATCTATGATGTCCATCTAAAACATATTTACCATTGTAAGTGATAATTGGATCGGGAAAAGATGCTGAACCTTTTAAAAATCCTTCAAGTGAACCATACTTATCTGTTAAAATGTTTTTCAAACTTTCTTCAGCTCCAATTTCATTTTGCGTTGGGCTTAAGTCTTTAGCTGCCAAGCTGGTGTCAGAAACGGAAAATTTTTCATCAGCTGGTTTACCGTCGGTAATACCCGCTTTCAATGCAGCTAACACTTTCGGATCTGTTTGATATTTTTTGAGAAGATTTACATACGTTTCTACTGACGCATCTTCAAACGCGCTCGATAAATCATCTAATTTATCTTGAGTCTCATCTTCCTTTAAAAGACCAGACAATTTTTTCAATCTGTTATATGTATACATAGTTTATAAGTTTATATTTTATATAAATATGTTAATTACCAAAATCTGCAAGACCAGTAGCGAGCTTTCCATCTTGGTCCTGGATTATCGCAGTTATGTCGAGCTCGGAATGATTTTCTCCTTTCTGGGTTGTTCTTTTTAATTTTCATTCCTGGCTCACCAAAGCCTACTTTAACAACATTACCTTTGGCATTTCTTACATACACTGCACGCTTTCTAGGACCTCCAGGAGTATAAAAAGGTTTGCCTAACTTTACTTTGCGACCTCTATATTCAGCTTCTTCAATTGGTTCTAGATCTTTTTTTTTAGATTCCATATAAAGCTCAGTAGACGAAGTCTTGGGCATTTTTTGTTTTTTGTCGTAGTCGCTCATTGAAATGCCCTTTTGCTGAGACTTTTCTCCGAATGTCATAGTTTCTAATTCTTTTTCTGTTGGCATTTCAGGCACGTCTTCATTTTCAAAATATCCGGCGTGTAAAGCTGCTTTGTTCATTGCCTGTGCCACATCATCCTGATCGTAATCTGGAAATTTTTCAAACGCCATTTCATAGAAATCGTCCCATTCTTCATCGTCCATTAATTTTTCCAATTTCTTTTTATTGGAATTGAAAAATTTAACAACTTCATCTTTAACTGAAACAGGCTGTTTAGCTTCTTCAGCTTCTTTTAGCAAATCTTTTAATTTAATCATTTTCTGTAGTTAATTTAAGTAAGAAATTTTCTTTGAAATTACGAAACTCTTCTTCTATTTTTTGTGCAATTTCTTCTGGATCTTGTCCTCCGGTCCATTTTTCAATTGTACCGTCTGCATTAGCAAAAGACAATGGATTTCGAAATGCTTCGACTAATTCCATAGCTTCTTGCTCTGCGTCTTTTAACCAAGATTCTGCATTTCTTCTCATACGATCTTTTTCATAATCTGCATACTTGCCTTCAATTCGTAAAGTATGTTCAAATGCAACTTGACAATCGAAACAATGCTTTTCATACAACCAAAATTTTCTATCTAATTTTTTGTTCATTTGTTTGCTGCATTTCGGGCAATGGGCTGGCATTTGATTTTTTGCTAGTAAAGAACGAATCTCGTCTAACTTTCCTTTTTGTATTTTATATCCTTCTCGCTGTTCCCATTCATTTCCATTAGCGTCTGTCCAAACTTCTCCGACTTCGCGAGTTTTAGATGTAGGTTGTGCAAAGCTTACTGACGTACGAGTTTGCGTTCTATGCGTACCGTCTAGCATTTGACGAATTGCTTTGATGTTTTGTAATTTTGCCATAAACTTTATAATAAATATATCATTTTCTAAAACTGCTGGCTAATCCACCTAAAATAAATTTTCCAGTAATTTTAAACGGCTCGTTGTAAATTCGTTTGTCTCGTATTACAATACCTTCATGATCTTTTACTGGACCCAGTGGCGATGATAATTTATCTAATATTGCATCTCCTAACTTCATAGTAGCTAGATAAATTACAAATCCATCGACAGCGTCTTTGTAATCTTTTGTATCGGCAATGAATTCATCTAAAGGAATACCATCGGAAATTTTCATTAGAACTTCTTTGGATAATGCAGATATTGTTTTACCGTCTATCGTTTTAATTGTCGTATCAGGTACTTTAGCGTCGTTTAACCACTGCAGCAAGGTCTTAGTCTCTTTAGTACTTGCATTGAATGTGACAGTGTATTTACGATTAAGCTCTGTAGATAAATTCGGCTTAGATGTAAGCGTTGTAGGAATTGATCCTAGCACATTGTAATTGTATTTTTTTGCTGTTTCACCTAAATTATTTAGTAAATCTTGCATCGCCGATTTGCTATATGAAATTTCTTTAGTCGCTCTTCGTTTCGGAGTTGCTTGATACAGTTCTAATAAACCATGTATTGCTAGAAAATTTTCATCATACTGTAATACATTGGTCGAGCCTGCTACATATTCAATATTCAACATAATATTAGGATTGTCCCATAATCCTAATGATTTAATTGCCGATGTAATTTTTGGAATCGCTGCATTGAATATATCTAATACAGTTCCGCCTATTTTAATCATACCATGTCCTTCACCAAATCTCGATTCTAAATCTGTTTTAGTAATACCTTGTACATCTAACGGCTTCATTGAACCTCGATCTAAGACAAATTGTTTTTTACCATTGAGTTCAACAAATCGAATTGAAGCGTTAACTCCGTCAATTTTAACTGCCGCGGGCCCTTTTTCCAAATATGTAATTGATTTATTGAAGATATCAATTAAATCTTTTCCTGTTTTTACTGAATCAATGTTGAATGGGTGGGCCATATGCCCCCCGGCCCCACCGCACATTAATAATTGATACCCCATATCTAAGGTATTTTTTGAATTAAGTATTTCTTCAACTAATTTGGATAATGAAATTGAAGATTTTATATTTTTTGATTCATTAATGTAATGGCTCATTATTTCTAAATTTTTATAATGGCCTATAATTTCCGGGTCAATATCATGCATAAATCCTTCAAAAATTGAGTATTTATGGTCTAAATGCATTTTTTTAGAACGTAAATGTGCATTTGGTATCTCCTTAAAAAATGTATGATAATTTATTTCTGTAATATTTCGTACAGAGTTTCGATACAATGAAAACTCTGATTTTGCATCTTCTGATAGCCAATAACCTTTGTCTATCATTTTCTTTTTGAATTCTTGTTTGTTTCCAAAGCCAAAATTCTTACCTATTATAGAACGTTCATTTTTTAAAGCAGGATTTTTTACATATGATTCAGTAACACCTTTACTTATTAATTTACGAACATCGCTTCGGGTCGATGAATTATCTCTTCCAAATTTTGGATTGTTATATGTCACATTACCATATTTCTCCAACTTCGTTTTTTTACTTTGCTCGTAATTATTATAATTTTTATCTCCGTATCGAGTTAGTTTAGTCTCAGCAATTTTTTTTATATTTTTAATGTATTTCATTGGATTATTATCTCGCAATTCTTTTCTGAGAGAATCGGATAATAATTTTGCAGTTGGATATTGATCGATATATTCGTTAAGTGTTGTGTCGTGTTTATATTTTAAATGTCTTTCTGTTATTTGTCTGAACGGTTTATTGCATATTTCGCAAATAACAGACTCTTGCATTTTAACTCCATAAACCGTTTTTGGAAATTCATTAAATGAATAGGAAAATTCCTTTCCTATATGTTTACGAAGATAATTACGAAGTTTTTCAATTTTAGCGTTATGTTGATCTGTCTGCTTTTGACTTGGATATCCTTCAGAAATTGGTTCATTGATAACTGAATCAATTATTTGACTCCACCAATCTTTAGTAAAAATCTGCTCTTCTACTTTATGTTTTGTTGTAGTTGCAGATTTACTTTTTTTAAACATTTCCGCAATTGAAGATTTTGATTCTGATATTGGTTCTAGTTTACTGAAAATCATGTTAGCAGTAGATTCATCATACCAACCAAATACTGCCTTGAACATTTTAATTTTTTCAGATCTTGGAATTTTTGCTCCTAATGCTTTACGTAAGGCAGTGCCTGACATTTCGCCATATCCTGGAATTGCAATCGATACATGAGGCCCTACAATTAAATATCCATGTTTATCAAACCCTTGCAAATTGCTTTTATTTTTATCGTATGGTTGAAAGTAGGAATCTGACCCGTCTCGTTTTGGCTTCATAGCAAATCTAGGATCGTTTTGCATGTCTTTTGCACCTACCATAAATACAACTGCAGTAGTAGCTGGGTCCATAGAACCTAAAATTTCTTCTGCTTTGTATGGATTTTTCGTTTGTACTACATAATCTCCTAATCCATATTCATCAATGATTTGTTTCTTTTCTGAAAATGAAAATGGCGATTTAGGCAATTCTACTTTATCTGAAGTTGCAATGTATGTATTTTGTGCTCCAAAATTTTGTTGCAGCCATTTAAATGATTTTGCATGATGTTGACCAAAAGGTTGAAATCTTCCCGGATAAATTGCAATTACTGTTTTAATCATGATTATATTTTTTCAAAATAAGTTCCGCGACATATAAATGAATCGCCTGAATTTTGTGGTAATACCGTTATCAATGCATATTGTATAGTCGTCCAGTCTATTGAAGAAGAAGCGTGTGCTAATGAATTTGATCCTTGTGCTGGATCTTGCACCAATGATGTATCAGATATCCAATTTGTGTCTGTCGTTGCATTGGCGACAGCTATGGTTCTTGTTACTACAGAATATTTGACGGCGCTATTGACAGGTATAAATGCTATGGTCTTTTCGCTACCATTTAATGAATTCGCAGAATTAATATACATTCCTAAAGAATAGTTGCTAGAATTAGTAGCGAATATTTTTGAAGAAATTCTAGCAAAATTGTCAGTGCTTAATGTATTTGCTGGAATCGTTAACGATTGAATTACTGTTTCCGATGTCGTACCTGATACTGACCCTGTCTGAGCCGTTGATACTGTTGAAGAAGTTCCTCCAGAGCCTCCACTTAATGCATACGAAGCTGTTAATGAAGTAACGGCATATGAAGCTGTTCCAAACAAAGAAGCTGTTACAGATTGAGCCGTAATTGAAGCTGCTGGCGCTGAAAGTGTACCATTAATTGCAACTGATCCCGTAAATTCAGAAGGTCCAATTACTTTAAATGTTGAAGATCCAGAAACTATTAACGATCCTGTAACAAATAAACTGCCTGTTACTAATAATGAACCCGTAAATATATGAGTATCATCTAAACTATTACCAAAAATAGTCGACCCGCTACTAAATACAATTGTTTCATTGATTACTGACGACGATATAACGTATTGGTTTGCAGTAATAGATCCTGTTATAATTAAATTGCCATTGATCGTTTGCAATCCATTAAATGTATTAGATCCTGTCGTAGCAAATGAACTTGTATTAATAGTAGTTCCAGAACCTCCGCTACCAAATCCTGAGGCCGCGGCCGATGCTGAAATAAATGTCGGAGAAATATACGAAGCTGTCGTTGCAAATGAAGCAGTTAAATTGGTAATAGTATTTCCTAAACCGTCAAATACTTGACCTGAACTGGAAATTTGTATTAAATTTTGAAATGACGCAGAAACATACTGCGCAGATAAACTAGAAATTGCCATTTAATTCTCTTTTGTAATAAATATCGAAAATGTAAATAGTATTAAGATGGAGACGGAGTACCGGGTGGTTCTGGTGCAAATGCTTCACTTAATCCAGTTGTAGTATTAGATTGCAAAGCTCGTCCGGCCAGTACATTTACGTTTGCTATAGACCAACTAAATAAATGATCGTTACCTGATAATGATACCGATCTTCTCATTCTTAATAAATTATACTGAAGCGCAATAGTTACTATGGAATCTTCAGAAGTAGATGGAATGGCTAATACTATTCGAAATGGTCGACTAAATTTAGTTGTACCCGCAGGATCAGTTGAATCAAATGTATTTGTTGTCGATCCTGGTAAATTTGTATTATTTATTCCTAGATTTAGCGATCCAGATTTTCCAGCCACATATGAATTTAATGACGATGTATCTGGTAATCCGAAACTAGTAGTATGAGTATTTGATAGCGATGACGATACTGGTTTCCATACCGTAGCTCGTAATCCGAATCCTAATCTACAATCTGTAATGCCATTATCTGTATTTTTTGTTATAATTGCATTTCCGAATATAGTAATAGCATTTTCAAATGGAAGCAAATACACTGATATTGGTGTCGTTAAGTCGACCCAATTTAAAAATGGACTAGTGACTGAACCTGATCCTATTACTGTGCTGTATGTCGTCTCTAACGAAGACTGCTGCGTAGCGGTGGATTGCGAAACTTGCGTTACCGTCGACTGTTGCGAGTAAATTAACCGAGCTATATTTTTACCGTCAATCAATCCAATGGACGTATCCATCATTCGATAATTGGTAGCATCATTTGAACCTGTAAATGTAATAAATGCCGATGCTGTTACTTGACCGGTTGTATCTAAATGAAATTTTGTCAATTGACCAGCTCCAGAACCTGATTTATATAAAATTTCCAATTGACCAGACGACCCACTTAAAAACACATCTTGATTACCAATGAAAAATTTGTTCGTGCGAATATCTAACTCACCCCCATTATCAGTTGCATATCGAAAATACGATTCTGAATTTGCTACTAGTTCCAAACCTACACCAGCATACGATTCTGCCGCCGTTAACAATGATTGAACAGACCCTGAGTACATTACAAATCCGGCTTGACCCGTACCGTCTAGTGCATTTTCAAATCCAGTATAACCTATACTTCGTATCAAGGCTGCGTTGTTTCGTCCAGATAATTGTACACCGGTACCCGTTTCACCCGCTACAAACAATGAACCAGTTAACAAATTATCATCTCCACCTACATATGTATTACCTCCTAAAAATAAATTGTTCAAAGATTGAATCGATTGCTTGGCTACCAGTCCTGAAGGATTGATAAATTCAAATTTGAAATCTAACCGATCATTTCGATGCACTGTTGGTATTGCAAATGAAGCTGTGACTACTTGCGAAGTAAATCCAAATTCAGATTCTGTTCCAGTAATGTCTGTTTCATTTGATAAAATATACTCTCCAATGCCTGCGCTACGATAATATGAACGAATTCTAGCTACAGTTCCTACCGTTGGCGTTAAATTTGTAAAAAATGCTGTAGCTAAATTGTATTTGTTTTCTGTAGTCGGTTCTGCCGATGCCGTTTGTTCATAAATGATATTGATAGTTGAAATTCTACCACGGGTTGGAATGTATTGCGAGTTTGAATTGTTAATTCCAAAAACTAGAAAATCATTTAAATATCCTACTCCAGAGCCACTAGAAATCAATAAACTAGAAGAAAATATCGATTCGACTAACGTACCGCCAATTGACGGCGTTAACCCTGTAGCGGTCGCTATAACAGAACTTGATACATATACAGTAGCGGAAACTACATTTGGATTAAATGCTACTGTAGTAGCTGAACTAGTTACAAATACTGCAGTATTATTTACATAGTAATATTCTATATTATCGACAGTGGCGGATGAAAATTTATTACCTCCTGAATATACTTTATCTAAATAAGACCCTGTTGAAGATGTAATAGTAACTGAAGGCGTGGTATTGAAAATAATTTCCGTTTCATTGCGCTTTGATGGATTAGTAGCTACTGTCGTAGTCCATCTAATGTTTGGCTCCATTGTTTCTGGTAATCGATTACCATTAGCATCTTGATCAATAATACCACATAAAACGATATCAACGGGGCCAGGTGGAATATCTTGCGTAATAAATACAGAAACAATCGCTTCTTGTTCAGACGATTCTAAATCTAAATCAATTTCAAAATAAATAGGATCTCCATTGGAATCTAAAATTTCAATTTCTATAGGAGTATCTTCTACAAAAGTATCTGGATTACCTTTGAATTTGAAAATGTTTTGTCCAGATGTAAATTCAGTAGGTAAATAACTAATTCGAAAATAATTAGGAGACGATACTGAAAAATCTTCAACTACTACATTTAACTCTAATAACCCTTGATAAATGATTTCTTTTCTGCTCATTCGTACGATACTTTAAAATAAATATCATACAAAATGAATTTTGGATTGTCCTTTAGATTTTGTAATTTCTACTAGTTTGTCTACAATATCCCGCATTGAATCTATGTGCGAAATAATCATAATAAATGAAAATTGCGTTTTCATATAATCAAATAAGTTGAACATGGAATTCATGTTGTCTGAATCAAGTACACCAAAGCCTTCATCAATTGCTAGAAAATTTGGTCTGGGTAAATTAGATACATTAACTAAAGCCGTTCGAATAGCCAATGAAGATATAAATTTTTCCATGCCTGAAGTAAGCTCAATAGGCCAAAAATTATCTTCATCATATACAATATGACAATTGATATTTTTGCCGTCCATATCCAGCATCAAATTGAAGTCGACAATTTGAGAAAGTATGTTATTGATTTCCTGCTCGATGTAAGGAACTGCAGTTGAAATTAAATCATATGGAACTCCATCTCGAGAAACTGCCTTTAAATAATATTCATAAAATTTATACTGCTGCGTTAATTCTTTAAGTTTTTGAATGGAATCTTCTGCATGTTGTTTTGTTTTTTCAGCAACAGATAAATTAGAATGCGTAGAAAGTATTTCTTGATCGATACCTTTCAATTCAGATTTTTTATAATCCAATTCTAGCTTTAAACTTTCAATTTGAGCGTTTATTTCTAAATTAGCAGCAATGATATCTTTGGTTTTATGATATTCTTCAATTTTATGTTTTGCTTCAGAAAGTAAATTATTTGCTTTGATTTCTAACTCTGAATTTGTTTGCAGCTGCTGTCGCAAATTACTTAAAGACAATTCAGTAGTCGATTTTAATTGAAGTAAATCGTTATATTCATTTAATTCAGACTGCGCTGACGAATACGCTTCCATCTTTTCTCGTATACTAGTTAAATGTCTAGACATTTCATCACCTTTTAGCGCGTCTAATTTAATAGATTCTTTCGTTTCAATAGCGTCTTTGACAAAAATATTATTCATGCAAAATTCGCAATTTTCATCATACTCTAAACTTTCCAATTTTTTCATTTTTTCAAGTTTATTCGACACTTCCGTTTTAAGTCGTTCAATTTTCAATAAAATACCTTTTTCTTCAGACCGTAACGTTTCTAAACTGGAAATTTTATCCTTTAAATCGCTTACATTAAATGTAGTCAGCTGTAATGTATATTCATTAATTTTTTGTTGCGTATCGACAATTAATTCGTCAATTGATTCAATTTTATCTTCAATTTCAGAAATTTTCGTTTCTATAGAAGATTTCAAAGTAACTAGTTGATTTAAATCTGTTATAGACGAATCTACCGTTACTAGTGTCGAAGTCAAGTTTAAAATGTTGTCAGTATAAACGTCAATTTTTTCGTCTAACAGTTGTTTTTCTTGTAGTAAATCTTGATACGATGCTGAATATATTTTTATATCAGTCAATGATTCTGCTAATTTAGTATCTAAATCTTGTTTAGTATATTCTTTAAGTAATGTAGCAACTTCCTTGATGTCTTCATTGGCGACTGAATATAATTCTTCAAAAATGTTTATGTCTAGAAATTGTGAAAGTAAATCTTTACGATTTCTTTGATCCATATCAATAAATCCTGAATTGTTGTTTTGTATGGATAGCGTTGTTAAAACAAAATCTTCATACGTGCCGAGTACTGTTCGTATATTTGCGTTGGTTTCGCTACGCTCTTTACCATTTAAAGATTCTTGATTGCCTAATTCATCTACACTGTAAAAATTAACTGCTACTCGAACATGATTGTGGCGACCCTTCGTGCCTGTACGTTCAATAACATAATCTTTTCCATTTAATTCAAACTCAAATTTGCATGAAAATGAACTTGCTCGATTGTTTAGTACATTTGATGCTTTTGAAGCACGACTACATTTATCAAATATACAATATGTAACTGAATCTAAAAATGTAGATTTTCCTGAAGCGTTTGGAGCAAATAAGCCATACAAACCTTTCATGTTGGTAAAGTCTACGACATTATTTTTGCCATAACTAAACATGTTGGAAAATTCAAATCGTTTAGGTACCCATGATACATTGCGACTTACCTCTAAATGTTTCAGTCCGGAATTTACCATACGGTTAACATAACGTACACCGTCTAACATGTCATCTTCTAATGCAAATTTATTTTCTAAATATTTCGTTATCAAATCATTTTGATATTCTGTATCGCGTACATCTCCAATATTAATTCGAGATACACGATTTCGATTGTTTTGATAATCTGATATTCGCTGTACTGTCGTTTCTTCTATACGATAACTCGATTTAATTTCTGCTATGATTTTCTTTAGATCTGCAGTATCTGTATTTTGTGACCGAATTCTTAAACGAATTTGTTTGTCTTTTAATTTTTCAGGCAATGGTATGTATTTACTATTATCAATATCAACTGTATAATAGCAAAAATCGTTTTCTATTACAATAAATTCAGATTGTTTTGTAGCCGTATCCCATACTAAATATCCATGATCTAATGCTTCTGCATGATTTTGTTGAATCGTTGAACCAGGATAAGCTATTGTTTTTTCATGATTTAAATATTGAGCTGGTTTATGAATATCACCTAACAATACTAAATCATATCCATCAAATAATTCAATTGGCACATTTTCATTAACTAAAGTAAATCCAATGTCTGTAACAGCTGAATTAACTGCGCCATGATGAAGAGCAATTTTATACGATCCTTTTACGTCATTTGCGCGAATAAAGTCTTTTGGTTTATCAAATACAGACATAACTACAAACGTTTTATCCGCCACTTGATAAACGCCCGAATCTTTAAGATATAGTAAATTTGTATGATTAAGTGCATTAACGATTGGCGTTAAAGCGTCTAATCTAGTTTTATTGTTTAGATTGCAGTCGTGATTGCCCGTAATTAATATTGTAGGAGCTATGTCTGCAAACATTTTGAAAAATTCCTGAACTGATTGAACTAGCTCTGGAGTCATATCTGTTTTTGCATGCACTATATCTCCTCCTAAAAAAATTATAGAATTTTCAGTGCAAGTAGATTTAATTGATTCGACTACTCGATCAAATACAATTCGATACTCTTTGTGCCTTTTTAAGTTTCTAATATGTACATCTGAAATATGATAAATTTTATCAATTTTCGAAATACCAATGTCAATTTTCTTTCCTCTTATCATATTTTTGCAAATAGTTTATATTCAATAAATTTCGTAAACGAAAGCGGCTTCGTTTCTTTAATTAACGTTATCATAGTTTCAAACCCAATTTCTGCAGGGTCTTTATCATGTAAATCAACAAAATACACTTGAACGCCATTGTTCATAAAATACTCTGCATGCTGCAGGGCTTGTTTTTGAGCATCTTTATCTAGACAAATGTATACTTTAGATACTTTGCGCTCGATAATTTTCTTTCGCAAATCTTCAGATATTGTTTTTCCAAACAATGGAATTGCATTTCGTCTTACTGCAATTGCGTCAAACGCTCCTTCAACTAACACAATTGGAAGATCCCAATTTATAAACAATTCAAATCCAACGCAATTTTTAGAAAAGTCTGGATTTTTATGTTTAAACGGGTCGTCATCGTAATAGGACCTACCAACGAAAAAGTTCAATTTACCTGTCTCATCATAGGAAGGAATAATTATTTTTTTACTGTATTCTCCTTCTTCACAATACCCAATACCATATTTAACAATTTCAGACAAAGACACGTCTCGCTTTACATTTAGATAGTGTATAGCATTTTTATATTCAATTGAATTGGAATAGTTGTGTAAAGGAATAAACCCTTTTGGTAGGTCGAGTACATTCGTAGACTCACGTGCATCACCTTTCGAAAAACTACTATACTTAGTTTGGGTGCCTACAATCCGATGCAATTCAGAAATTAAATCTCGGCCTAAGTTCAAAGCTTTAAACAAGGAAGTAAGCTTTTTACCTGACTTGTTACATATCCAACAATGCCATGGGTTGTCACCTGAATCAGATGTAACAGTCTGAACTTCTAACTTTTTCTTAGACGATGAACAGAAAGGGCAGCAAAATGCCATGTTTCCTTTATTAGTTTGCTTGCCTTTGCCTAACTGTGTCTGAAGCAGTTCAATCAATCTAGAATTATTCATGATAGAAATATATGAAAATTATTTCTATAATACAAATTTAATTGAACCATTCTTCGGGAATGTCTTTATCTGCATAAAGAAATCCATTTTTCTCACACCACGTGGCGTAAGTAGTTTTTGAATTTTTTGAAATTTTTGCTTTGGAATTTTGAAATAGAAATCGAATATCTAATTCAGGGCACTGTTCTTTAATTAACAAATGCTTTTTTCTATCAGCAGCTAGAAATCTTCCTTTCGTTTCCACGAATATACCATTTGGTAAACGAAAATCAGGTCGGTATTTGTGCTTGGTTACAGGTTTGATGAATTCAATAACATTTTGCTCGTATTGGCCATCGATGCCTCGAGAAGTAAGCGACTCATTAATTTCCATTTCTAAACCGCTTCGAAATCCATATTTCGCAGCTACCTGCTTTCTACTAAACTTTTTTCTTGCCATAACTAATTTTATTTTAAGCGTCAAATCGCACAATAATATTCAAATCAACATCATCTCGTTTACGTATAGGTGTTCCTAGCTTTCCAATTGCCAGAAGCTGACCTTTATCATTGTATAATCCTACCGTTGTAATATATGGAGCAAATTCATCTAAAGCTACAAACGATTTTGGAAATTCGCTGCCTGGATTGTTATTTTTACGTATGGTTGGATTCATAGTAAAATTGAATTCATCTCCGCGCATTTTACAAATATATTCATGCTCATACAACGTTTTCGTTGAATTGAATTCTAAATAAAATTCATCTAAATAAGATGGCTCAAGTGTATTCGTTCGAAGATTAATTAATTGATCGGCAAACATTCGATATTGTTCAGTTCCATATTTAGGTCTAGGATCAGACAGTACAACAATTCCATGTTCATAGAATACATTACCTACAATATTTCTGTTCGTAGACATTAAATTAGATCCGGTATGCGTTAATTGTGTAATTTCGGTTTGCGTTAATGATTTATCAAACATTAAAAACTCTCGAATGTATCCATAATATCCATCTTTTCCGTTACCACTTGAATCTAATCCTAACGATCCAATAAAGATATCTGCTTGATTTTGTATATTACCTGCAGGTACTGAAGCCGAGCTTTGAAGCTGGCCATTGAAATACAATTCTATAACTGAACCTGTTTTTTGAAATACAAAATGATTTAAATTTGCTGTATCTGCCAATGAAGCTGAATACTGTACACTTGCCATTTGGCCTGAAGCCTTGTAATTGCAAACAACTGCTGGTAATCCAGTGCCGGCATCGTCAATATACATATCAAATGGATATTGAGAACTGTTAGTATCAAAATCTCCATGTACTAGCAATCGAGTATTAGGGTTGAATCGATCGATTAATCCTGTAGATCGTTTAGTTAATAAATGCTTTTTTCTAGATATTGTCGAAGGCAGCGTTGCCCAAAATGCTATGGAATAATTGTCATCTTGTTCGAAATTCATTCGATCGTTAGTAGGTATTCTAATATAGCTATTATCAGAAAATGCAGCAGCTTCGCCCCAGTTTGTCGATCCGATATTATATCCAGAATTGTTCGTTATCCAAACATTTTTTGCAGATATAATTAAATCAGGTATTACCGTTTCCGTTGAAATTTCTGTCACGTCTGTATCAGTATTTAATGCTATTGAAGTATTGTTTGTCCAATTAGGCGCGTATCGCATTGAATTTATCGTTAAATAAATCAATTCATTGGAAATCGATGAACTTAATGACGAGTCAATTAAATTTCCATTTCCATCGTCATACAAAGACATACTAACTGCATTTAATTGCGAATTTCGTAAACGTAATTCAATTGATTCAGGTCGTATCGTTTCTCCGAATCGAGCTTGTGGAATACTAATTATCGATGCTTCAGGATAAAGAGTTCGATATATATTTTGTTGATTGCTATTACCAAATACGTCATACGGTACACCAGCTCGTTTATAATATAAATGATCAATGCTATACCAATACAGTCCAGATTCTTTTTGACTAGATGAATTGATTAATGCAGATGAACTATCATTTAAGTACTGTTGACTGTCAAGCGTTAATATGCTTCCATTAAATGATTTAGGATTTGGCTTTATTGCAGCAAATCTAGAAATATTATCTAACTGTAAGCTAGATGTTGTACTATATCCCCATGATTTATAAACTTTAAAGGGCGTAATCGATTTATCTCGATCTTTTATCGTTTTAAAAACTCCTGACTTTGCCATATGAATAGTAAATAGGCTCTTTAATATAAATACCAAAGAGCCTACTTATTGGTTATTTTTAAAAGTCGAGTTTTACCTTTATTAAAACTTCATTACTAAATGTCTTCTTGATAGGTTGACTTAATTTACCAACCGCTAACAATTCCTGTCTGTCATTATACATACCTATGGTTGTAATGTAAACTTTAGGATCGCCGATAAATGTAGCCTGAGCAATTTCTCCAACTGAACCTGTAACAAATGTTGGATTGTTTGAAAAGTTATATTCAGCATTTTTTACTCGTACAAAATAGTGCGTTGAAGAAACTGATTCTGCCGATCTTCCTTGAGCTGCGAAAGTACTGCTAGCAGCCATTGCGCCTGATATAGCCGTAAACAATTTAAATGCATTGTCTCCGGCAATATTCGATCCTGTTACAGTATTAAATGAAGCAGATACATCTAATACATCGGCGTTCAGAGCAAAAATACCTAAATCAGGATAAGCTAATCCATAATATACAGGCGATGCTGACGAATAAATACCATTGATTAACGATCCTGATACAATATTAAATACTCTAGATCCATTGACTACGGAAGTCGTTGAAGTATTAGAAGAGTCGTCGATTAATGTAATGTATGTTGGATTATCGGCTAATTTAACATTTGAGCCAGTATGTACATTGTTTGGTACAGCTGAACCACTTAATTGACCTAAAGTAAGTTCCCAGGTACCAGCATCTAGCTTTTCTTTAATTCTGGCTCGAGTATAATTTACAAAATACACTGAATTTGAATCTGTAGAATTTGCAAATGTAAATGTCGTGTCTGTTGGTTCAAGTAATAGTAAACGATATTGAGAATATACCGCGCGAGTTGCTGAATCATTTAAAGTGCCTTCTGCAGATGAACCAGAGCCTAACCTATGACCATACGCTACTGCAAATTGCGATTCTGATGTCGAAGACGTGCCATTCCAAACATCATAAAAGTATTTTTTAGATGATACGCTTTGAGCTGATGAAGTATATGCAGCGGACATTGTAGCTGCATTACCAGAAAATACTCCTGTCGTAACTTCCGTCTTTTGGTTTTCGATAATATCGCTGGCGATATCAAATCGAGTAAAGATTCTGCCATTAGCCGTTGCTTGATTTTGTCGTGCTTGTTCTGCAATTATTTGATCTGCAATTTCGCGCGCTCTTCGTTCAATTTCAGCTTGAATATTTGCTTGCGCGGCTTGATCTTGTGCCTGTCTCTGCGCGGCTTCAATTGCTGGACCTAACCCAGATATATCAAATCCACTAGTTACAGGTCCGGTTGAGCCAGCAGCGATTCCTCCTGGCGGCGGAGTAAATGTTCCTGTGCCAGTGCTAAATGATGATCCTGGATTAAAGGTAATGGTTTCTACTGTACGTCCCATATTTTATTTTAATTATTGTGCATTGATGATTGTCGAACCAACTGCCGTAGCTAGTTCTACTTTTTTAATTGTCACGTTAACGGTAACTCGGCCACCGGTTTCATTACCAATAATCGTCACTGTCGTATTGACATCTGAAACTAGCTGCTGTTTAGCAATTAGCTCAAAACTAAATCCTACAACAGATACAGACTGGGCCGCCTCGGCATCTCCAATAAATCTAGGTACCGTAGGACTTGCTCCTGCCGTTACAGGTAATATAGTACGTATCGTAGCTGCATCTGAATTAGCCAAGATAGCTGTATATCCTAACGTAGCATTTCCGGCAGAAAAATTAATTGTTGTCGGAGTAATTGAAAATCTTTGTCCAGGAGAAGTTAACGTAATTGACGTTTGCGGCACTGATAAAACTGGAATTCTAGCTGTTCGTTTAGGTAACGTTACTAGTTTATATCTCATGATTTGACTTTCATCTGCAGTGGCTTCTATCAGTGGCATGTTTTCAATAATAATACCATAATAATCAGAGCCTAGTGGGTGAGCTGGATTCCATAAATCATAATCAATTTCATCGTCTGCTAGAGCGAACTGACTAATTTTAAACTCATCTTTGCCGCGGGCTAGCAACTCTCGCCCTTTTTTAGTTAAAATGGCATCAACAGTGATTGAACTATTGTCTAAATATCCCATAATCTTTCTTTTAAATAAATATAGAAATCGTTAAGTTCTTATTTCGATACAATTCTTCTACCTGATACAGTTTTATCTATAGTAGTTAACTGATTAGATGAAAATACTAATTTGTTTGGATTCACTTCAGTTATTTTAACTACTGGTCCGCCGTCGATGGTAACTGGCGTATCTACGTTAACTGCAGAGGCCGTTAATTTCGATCCTAAATAACGATGATTTTGTGTACCACGTGGTATGAAATCTTGCGTTTGAGAATAATTAAGTCGGTAAATTAAAATTTGTTTAGTTACAACTGTATTACTAAAATTGACATTTCGAAATATTATTTGAGTTGTATTAAATCTAAATTCATTATCGTAGGAACCTGTACGATTGAATGCTGAAATCTGTGGAATAGTATGCAATATCGTTAAAGAATCTTGTATTCGAACATCGCCGTTCAAATCATCGAAAGAAGCGCTTACATAGTAAGTTCCAGGATAAGGAAGATTAAACGTAGCTATTGTGGCACCTGGCGCGGTAGTAACAGATCCAGACCACGATAAAATTTTATACCGCTCATCTTTATCAACTAAATAGTTTGAAGTTCGCGCATTTAAAATTATCGAACCTGTGTCATATGGTATATATGAACCTGATTCTTGTATTTTATATACACCAATGTATCTGTTTTGTACCCACCTGTTCGGAAGTTTATTTTGTTCCGTTAAATTATCGATTTGCGCAACTTCAAAATTACTTAGTACTTCCGAACCAAATTCAATTTCTGAATTTCTAGAAATGTCAATTCCAAATGTTATATCGCTATTAACTGTCGAGTCGATTTGTATTGGCCATTCAATAGTTAATGGAATAGAACTATATTCTCCGATTAATTCTGGATTGATGCCCTCTAATGACATGTTGTATGTTAAATCTTCAATACCGGGCTTGTTTCGCATTACACGAACTTTACTTCGTTCTAATACATTCGGCTCAACCAACAATCCAACTATAGGATTAACTCTATTTGGTAAAAGTTGTTTGATGTATTTGAACAATGAAAAATCGTATATTTCCAATGCACGAAAATACGCTTCAAAATCATTGCGATTATCGTACTTTTTCCAATAGTTAGTAGCGAAATTAATCAATCTAGGGTATTTTTCAGAATACTCGTCATTTGGATCTCCGATATAATCGTCAATTTCAAAATATCCTAACTGATTGAAAATGTCTTCATTGATCGCAGTCTGTGGCGAAAAATACACTCCTAATCGATTTGAATCTAAAGAATATCTATCTAAACTAGATCTAGTAGCTCGAGTTTTTGTATTTAACGTTCTACCTGGAATAAAGCTGGAAGAATCGATTCGAATTTTATTTGTATATAAACTATTGCCACCTAATGAAGGCGACGGTGTATAATATCGTTCTTCAAATCCTTCAAAATTGATTGAACCTGAATCAGTAAATCCATTGTAATAAACAGACCCTGTATTTATATGTTGATTTGGGTGAATGGAATTTTGATAAAATGATCCACTGATAATTTCTTTGTTTGCCAATGTAAATCTTTGCAGCAAATGATCATATGGTTTAGCTGCTTGCTCTCCTGTCGAAAGCGATATGCGATCTATGTTATATGTATAGGTATTTGGCGATGCTCCATGTTCGCGAATCGTCGCATCGTTTAAAGTTCCAGACCAAATACGTATTTCATGATAATGTCCATTAAATTTAGATAAATCTGAAACTGTACTACCGTTAGGAAGAGTTACAGGAGAAGTTAATGTTCTAGAACCTGAACTAAATGTAAACGTTTCAGTGCCTGTTGTCGGAAATATATTTAAATCGCCATTGAAGCTAGCAGATTTTATGTATGTTGTTTTTCCATATTTAGTTCTAGATACTTTCAGTGACCCAGTTGAATTAACTGACTCAATATAAATATTGTGCCAGCTATTGTCAAATATGTATACATTTGAAGCTGAAACTGCATTACCTGTTACAGTATTAAATAATGTTATCGTGCCTTCATTTACTAAATCAGATCTGTTCAATGTTAATTGATACACATCACTGACAGATGCGCTAGTAGCTGAAAATATATTGTAATTTGTAGTATTACCGTATACAAAATTATTATCAGGCTTAAATCTAAACTGTAGCGTATTTGCTGATATAATGTTACCTGAACCGTTAACGTATGTAGTTACAGGTACAGTTAAGCTTCCTGTATCAGATAACCATGCATAATGATACACATCATGTTCATATTCAGGAAAATGATCATTGTCCGTAAACGTTGACGGACCTCCATACTCTTTAATTGTTAATACAGTGGATGGAATTCCAAAACAAGTCAAAAGAGCTTTGATTGAACGAGACGTTCCTTTATTTTTAAGAATAAATGGTAAATTGTTGACAATTCGTCTCCATACTTCTCTGGTGGAATTTTTATCTGCCAAAGAGGTTCTGCCATTAACATTTTCCTGAATTAAATCTCCATTTTCATCAACACCAATTGTATATTTCCATAAATCTGATACAGACCGACCATCTAACAATTTGAATCCCATTGATTCTGCTACATGATAAAGTAACTCATCTGACATACCATCTTTAGGATGTTCTTCTCGAGAATGTATCAGTGTTAAACTATTAATATACGTCCATAATATATCAAAATGATGACCTAACATGTGCACGAAAAGAAGAAACTGATCAGCATCTTCTAAATTTCGTAAATGTAATGGAATAGCATTTTCTAATTTATGTGCATTGTTAATATCATACGTTTGCGCAAGACTTAACAAATTCTGATAGTATGTTTTGCCTTGAGTTGAAGTAGTTCGAACTTGCGTTGAAAAATATCCGTACGGATCTGGTCCGCTTCCTACTTGCCATGTCTGACCGAATTGACTCCATAACATAAAAGATTGTTGCCATTGCAAACTTATGGGTTGCGTTTTTGGCCATGGATCGATTGATCCAGTCGTATCATAGTGAGTATATAATTTGCTGCCAGTTGATTCAAAAAACAAATATTTTTCAAAATCGTCAAAACTACTTACTACACTGTTTCGTTTACTAAATACATCAATGATGTTTGTATTAGTAATATCCCCTCCATTAACTTGCGATAAAGTTTGTATCTGATCAGAATAGTATTCTATCAGTTCCAATTTATAATGAAAGTTTTTTACTCTTTCAGTTGCAGAAGAATAGTGTACAAAATTATCAAATAAACGATAGTTTATATTCAATTTAACACCAGATAGCGATCCTGAAAAATATGAATCAATTAACTGTTGCGAAGTAGTAATATTTGAACCTAACAAATCGTTCCATGATTTAAAATCTGTAGCTATGGAAGTCGAATCCAATTCTTCTAAATCAAAATTCGGTCCTGAAAGTCGTCTAAAAGTTCGTTCAGCAGACTGTGGTGTTACTGTAACAGAAGTAGATGCTGGATCAGATACTTCAAATGATATCCAGCATTTATCTTTTTCCTCTATATCTGCTGGTAATGGATTGTATAATCGAAGTACTAGTTCAGGGTTCGCTGAATTTCTTCTATCAAAACGAATATTGACAATTTGCGAAATATTATTAAATCCAAAATTTAATACATATGAATTGAATAAATCTTCCTGTTTACTTTTTGCTATGAAAAAGTTATAAAAGTTAAGAAGTTCGCGGCGAAGAGTATTACTTTCATTGTCTGTTAATCGAATTCGCACTTCTCGTCTTGAAGGAGAAATTTCATACACCCATAACTTTTGTCCTTCATACGAACCAATGACATTATATAATGTATTGTATACAATTTTATATTGACCGCGAACAATGTTTATTTCTTCTAACGCGGCGTTAGTATTAATACTTAAATATTGTTCAACTACATCTCCATTGTTAGCGTCATTGAATTCTACTGTAGTATATTGACTTATATTATGTAATCCATTGATATATACTCCGTCTGAAGTATATACATGCATTTCAACAATTGGAGGCGTTGGGTAAGTAGCTTGTACAGAATACGCTTGTAAATCTAAAAATTCCGTATCTTTAATATTAAGTCGACTTGCACGAACTAAATTTCTAGAATTTAAAATATCCCGCTCGTTAGTGTAATTTGAAAACGACATTACTTTCTTTAAAATAAATATCTAACTTAGATATTATTGTTTATCCACGATTGTATGATGACCAAAGCGGTATGCCATCATTAGCTATTTGAATAATACCAGCGTCTGTAATTTGTACTGAAGAATTGCCTCGAAATACAGGCGCATTTGCTGGGCCGGTAAAGTCACTAGTCGACCAAATTTGTCGGTTAGTTCCTACTACGAAAAACTCCCAACGCAATCGTGCGTTAGACCATTGCAAGGCTACAACTTCATTGGTTCTATTAGGATTAAATATAAGGTCTGAGCCTGAAATAATGCTAAATCCTAACGTTTGTATTGTGCCAGGTAATGGATTACCTATTTCATCAAATTCTCCTAAATACACTTGCAATCGAGCTCTGATTCTCGTAGTACCATTTATATCAGACACTGGTCCTAATAAAATCATTAATTTCGCTGTTCTATTTTTAGACAGCAACATATTACCGATTTGAGGTGCCCCTGGCGCGCCAGGTCGACCTGTTCTATCAGAAAACAATCCTCCACCTGCAGTAACAATATCTGGTACGGCATTAATTAAGTCGGGTGGCCTTCTCGTTAGATCTAACTGAGTCTGAAGCTCTGCAATTTGTTGTCTAAGTCTGGCAATTGTAGTCGTATCAACACGAGTTTGTGCTAATAGCTCTGACACATCTAATTCTAAATCAGATATTGCTTTTACTAACGATGGTACGACATCTGCTTTTGGAGCTACAAATTCTTCAAATTCAGTATCAATAGCTTCGCGTATTTTTTTATAAGTAGTTTTAGTAGCAAATAAACTTACAAATTGTCTTTGGTTTGCTAAATCTAAATTTTTATCAATTTGTACTGTTCCTGAGTCTAATTTTTTATACGGCTCATTTATTATATTTCGTACCGATTCTAATTTTATTCGATCGGATACGGTATATCGTTCATCCAATTTGAAAAATTGACATTGTTCGTAATACGTAGCTGGAGGCCTTCTTGTAGTATCAGAATCTAAATCAATAATTTGATATGGATCTCCTGGAGAAGGATTGAATATTTCATTTCCAACTCTTGGCGAAAATGAAGCGTTACCTCCGGTATTTAAATCTGTATATCGTTGTTGAGGCATTATTCTATTACTTTAAATACAAAATCATTGGAATTGAAATATTCAGTAATTCCAGAAAATTCTATTTTTACTTCAAATTTATAGTATCGTTCCGGATACATCATTGTCGTATAAAAATCAAAATATGCTCCGGTAGAATCTGAACTTATTTTCGTAGCATTGCTGTATGGAATTAAAACTTTGTTTGTATGTGCATCTAAAATTTGATAATATGAATTTTGCGGCAAAGCTTTAACTGTACTAAATACAGAATTTTGAGCAAATGAAGGTCTAGGATACTTGTTTCGAGAAGCTATTAGCACTCTTACTTTTCGATTTTGTTTGTACTCTCCTCGAAAATTTCTAGAATAAACAATTGGATTATCTGCAAAAGTTACTGTCGAAAGCGATCCAGTGGTATATGATACACTGCCTGTCCAACTAATAAACAATTGTGGTTGATAAATTGTATTTGTTTCTGTAGAATAAAATTGCAATGTAGTATTAGGATAATTGCTAGCTGCAATTTGCGAATTTTTAAAGGAAACTAAAATACCATTGTTTTCAAATACATTGTTGTACCAATCTTTTACAAATTGCGTTACATCAATTGACAAGTCGTCATCAGATTTTCTGTTAAATGATTGACTGGCTATGGAAGAAGTATACCAAACTCCTCCACCTATTGAAGATGTATTATATTGTAATTCAGTTCCAGATGACAGCGACGCGCTCCAAGTAAGCGATCCTGAACCAGCAGTCGATTCCCATGTTACACCATCTGTTGCCAAAGTAGCAGAAATTTCTCCGGCCGGTGAAGTAGAATAACCAGTGCCATTTGACCAAGAAACTGCTAGAACTTTTGCTTCTATGGAGTACGATCTAGGAACTTCAGAAACTTGTACACTGTATAAATTTAAACTGGCAGATATATCATTTATTGATATACTGTTATCAGATAATACTGTAGTTAAGTCATCTAAATCAAACCGTATTAAAATTCTTGATTCTTCTAAATCGTTTGTTGAACTATCTCCTGATTTTCGAAGTTCTAAAACTTGATCTAAACCCGAGTTTCTATACGGATCTGATTCATATATTGTTGCATCTTCTAGTGCTGGTACTGACCAAATCATGTTTATTTAAATTATAGTGATACTACTTTTCCTACTATATCAGAGTCTGGAAATTTAACTTCAAAAATACTAGGATCTAAAGAAGGATAAATGGTGCCGTCGCGAGTAGCGGCCCCAATGTCATATACATTTCCAGAATATCCTAACGTGTCGTCGTATAAATTAACTGCTCGAATCGTCGGCACAGATTGCACTCCGTCAATTCGATCGAGCTCTGTATACATTCTTGACAACAATATCGGCTGATTGATTTGCCACTTGTTAACGTCAAAGATATTTCGCAATCTAGACACGCATCTTAATAAGACTTCATTGGAATTGTATTCTGGAAGTACTGTAATTTCAAATCGTATACCTATGTTGATAATGAATGCGTCCATTAAATTTACAGCATCAGTTAACATTCTATATTGAGTAAGATATGTTCGCAAATTTTCTTTAACTGCAGGGTTTAGCGTCGTTAAATTATTATTAGCATCATATCCTAATGTATACAAATTAATGGCTAAAGGATTGGCAATCATTTTACTAGGATCTTCAGGACTTACCTGCTGATCTTGAAGAACATACGCTTTGGCTACTGAACCAAATTTTGTCGGTAGCGAATACGCGCGAATTATATAATCTTGCGCAGTTACTGCTCGATTTTGTGCTGCAAAATTTGCTATGGCATTTTGACGAATTTCTTCAATCGATTCTTGATTTTTACCGCCAGATGCAGGATTAGGATTAGTGCATGCCACAGAAGCTCGAACTCTATTAACCAAGGCCGTATTCAAATTTTGATTAGCCGTTACGTAATTAATTTCAGATACTGTAGTTAAAGTTTTTGACGCTACATTTGATGTAACGCCCCCTCCTGTCGTGTAAGTTACAGTTAATGTTGTATTTGCAGGAGCTAATCCATATGTTTTAGTATACATGAAATTTGAAGGGTCAATAGGCCGATCAAATTGAGTTTGTAGTCCCACTAAACTAGAACCTACATTGTCTGGATTAGGAATAATTTCTTCATCATCGTCGACTGAAACCCCAGGACCAAATTGCAATTCTAAAGTACCATCAGATCGATATCTAGTTACAAATCGTCTAGCTGTCTTTTTAATTTTAAGTAGATACGGTACACTGTTGTATACATATAAATCTGGATCGTTTTGCACTGTATTAGATACTGTTTCGAAAATAGTATCTTGAGCTAAATACGGAACTTCATACCATGTATTGCCATCTGAATCTACAACTGAAACAATTTCAATTATGTTTGTTTCTGGAATTAAAATTTTATCAAAACGTTTTGCAGCGTTGAATCCATAGTCTCTTGTTTGTATAGTACCCGCAATTGCCTTTACTTTCTTTTTTAATAAATAAAATTCCGGAGTATTGTCTACTGTATTAACTTGATAAATAGAAACTTCTGTCGGATCAAAACTACTTGATTGCGCAAAATTAATGCTACTTACAGTACGAAATGTATTGTTAACAATCATGTTTTGTTGTATCTGTAAAGCGTAATCCCAATCAGGTACTTTTTGACCGCTTACTGTTTTTGCTGGTAGAAGTTGATATACATCTAAATCTGTAGTAGCAGGAATATTATTTTTTACTTTATATCCGAAATTTGACGATGCTAGCGAAATGACATTGGCTCGAGTGTTTGTATAAGACATCAACGACTCTTTCAATTGATTATCGGTATAGTACGACAATACATCACCGACATACGCTGCAAGT